CTGTTTGATTTGACATAGCGGCAAGTTGTGCCGCCGTGTATGTCGGCGCAATACGACCCGTGGCAGCCTTAACGTCAACGCTACCAACATACGTTGTCGCGGCGGCAGATGTGCCGATAGACAGCGTAGAGGAAGTGCCAGAGTTAAAAGCAGTCAGAACGTCAATGTCAAAAGACACGATCTGAGAGCCGGCGGGGATATACAGTGTTGCAGAAACGGCAGTAGCGCCATTCTGCGTAAGTGCGACTGACTGAGCAAGTCTTGCAAAACCTATATTAGGGCCATTGGTTTGGCCCTGCTGTAGGTCGCCCGATGTAACCGGCCCAGTGAAGTTTGTCTGACCCATTAGGTCTCTCCTTCAAAGTTGTGAGGGGAGCAGATAGCTCCCCTCGTTTGCCGATTAAGACGTTGGGAACGAGCCCCAAATTGCTCGCCAGTTGTAATACGAGAAGCTGTAACGCTCGTATCCTTTGACAAGCAAGTTGTCAGTTACGAAATCTACCTGCATGTCGGTCTCGAACCTTACACGTTCCATGTAACTGAGACCGTCAATGTTCGTCAGCAAGAACCAAGCATATTGCGAGGTCAAGAAGTCGTTGACGAAATAACCTTCAGGCAAGCCGCCCGCGGTCATCATGATCGCATTGACGTCGTTGTCTGCCGTGCCTGGGCGTAGCTCTGTCTTTGTGAGACGGATAGCAACAGGCTCAAGCTGCGGTGGAACAACAAGACGACGACCACGCGCAAACACCTTCAGACCAGCTTGGTCTCTGAAGTTTGTGCGGATCGAGATCATGCCATTGAGCAGCGTAGCTTCGTTAAGGTCGACTTGAACAGATGGCGTGTTAGAGACAACACCACCGTCAATCGGATGCGAAGCGGAGCAGAGTGGCTGGCCGTCGCCGCCGACTGAAGCATTATACGTCGTTGCCGTGTTGAGCACGTTGGCGCCGTAGATTTCTTTAGTCTGCTGGAACGACTCAATAAGGCCGAGGTTCGACGGCATGAACTGTGTCTTATACAGGTTGTCGTCGATTGCCTTACGGGTGATTGCGTAACCGAGAGCAATTTCAACGTGCTCTTGGTTGTAGATGTAACGCTCACCAGCCGAGTTATCAAAAGCGGTTTGGCCGCCTTCAGTCTTCAACTGAGCAAGACCCAAGAAGCGCATTTCCGCAGTGCGCTCAAGCGCCATTTTGGAATCATGCTTCGTGAAAATCTTGTCATACTGAGATGGAATCATCTCATATTTACCCTCAACCCCCCGGAGGCCCGGAAGGAGGAGGTCTTTAATGGCAGAGAGATTAACAGCCATTGGTCCTTACTCCTTATTAGACGCCCTGGAAGTTGCGCGTTACGACGTTGTTGAACATGACAACGGCCTGATCATAAGCCTGTCCGTTCGACAGCGTGCCCTGCACACCAGGAGGGTTGTTGATGATAGAAACAATCTTAAACGGATTGTTTTGGAGGTAGCTGCTCGTGTTAATTGTCGTCGTATCAAGATACGCAGTCGACAATCCATTAGCCGTGTTGCCGGTGCTGTTGGTGCCAGCGCCAGTGCCAATGTTGTAGTAGGCAAAGCCAATCGTGGAATTTACGTCGGCAAGCGCCAAGCCAGTTGCGTCTGACTGAACGACAAACTTAGCGTTAGGATCGTTGACGATGTAGCCTTCAACAGTCTGCGTTGAAGCGACGTCGCTGCCAACCCAGAAGTTCGACCACACGGTGCGCTTCTGAGACACTGACAGGTATTTGCAGCCAACAAAGATGCCGGCAATGCCAAGGGCGACTGGTGTAGCACCCGTAGCAGCAGCCTGTGCGACAGAGCCGTCGGCCTGCCACGTTACTGGGTCGCCAAAAAAGATATTGGTCGCATTGTAGTCAATAAGGACAGCGACTTGCTCATATGTCGGAGCAGAGCCGTTACCCTGATACTGACGAAATCCAAAGGGGCTGTTGGTGTTCGCCACGATGGTTCTCCCTTTTACAGGAGTTCCTTCATCGCGCACCGGGGCGATATACGGAACAAAAAAAAGTTAATGCCTCACGCCGAGGAGGCTCAGGCCATTTTTCAGGCTTAACATTATTATATATAAAATGATGGTAAACGTAAAGAGACCCCATTTAGGGGCCTCTATTGTCTTTATATCATTAATCCCTCGGCACAGGCATGGGCTCATATGACTTATTAATTTGAGGCCTAACCTTTGCGTGGTCTCGCGTCAATGTGCCATCTGGCGTGCCAGATAATTGCTCTTCCTTCGCCCGAACCTGCATTCTCGCCTTACGGATTTCTGCGGCCTTACGCTCGTCAATAATCTCCGTTGGGCACTCCATCAGAATGTTACCCTTGCGCGTGATAACACCGCTGTTTGTGTCGTGTGGCATCATTTCGGGGTGGCGGCTCGTTGGAACCGCTGTCCACCCAGAACGCGCAAGTTGAACTTGATACGCGGGGTCTTCGGCGCCATACACCGTGTGACGACGCCACATATACGTCCAGCCTTCAGGAATAATGCCTGGGTCGACATAAAACTCATCAGTCCCGTCAACAACCTCTCCAAGGTGTTCACGCAATTCAGCCGCACGTTGGCGAGCTCTCTCACGCGGGTCTGCGTCACGAATAGGTGGCCTCAGTGAAGAAACAACTTCAACTGGAGCCGTCTCTTCAACGACATCTGTTACATCGTCTTGAAGAACTGGCTCTGATTTGCTCTTCTGGAAAAGGCCCTTTGGCCGTCCGCGTCTAATATTAGATTCCATAATTATTGCCTTCCCATCTTGCCTTCATTGCGAAGGGCGATCATGTTTTTCGCGTATTCAGCCTCAGTCATCCCCATCATCTTTGCCGTGTCGGCCTGCTCCCTCGAAAGACGAATGACATTTGGTCTTTGATTGCCCCTAGAAACAGGAGCAGCAGGAGGAGGAACTTGACGGCGCGGAGAAGGAGCGGCGGCCTCAGACACAGGGTCAGTGTCGTCGCTTTTATTAAGGCCGAGGCGGTTCTCAATAAAAGAAAAATACTCGTCGCTATCGGGCGCAATGCCGTCATCAACAGCGTCCTCATGCGCCCTATACATGCGACGAATGGATCTTTCATCACGCAGGCTATCCCGATTTTCACGCAACCACGAAGCAGAACGTGGCGAAACATTCTGCGCCATTTGATCAATCGGGTCTACATAACGTGGCTGTTCAACTATTTTAGGCTGTTCACCGTCTTCAGTGTCTTTCATCTGACGCTTCATAGCCTTCTTGCCCTCTTTGAGGCGCTCAAGCTGACTATTATTCATAGAAATGGCTGAAACAATCTCCGCGGCCTTTGCAGAATCGCCAACACTAATGGCTTCAGCGTAGGCATTCTGAAGCGCCTTGTCTCTTTCCTTCACTGTCTCAATTGCATTGACGACAAGCTGGTATTGAGACTCAGACTTGTCCCCTTCAGCCCTTTCGGCACGCTCTCTGGCCGCCATAGCCTGCCGCTCGGCCTCTTCGGCGCGGCGCTTTTCTATCTCAAGGCGTCTTTTTAGCTCTTTAATTCCCTCTTCCGCCGAAAATTCTTTCTTTTCTTCGGCCTTTACATGCTTTTCATCGTTTTTTTCGACTTCAACAATTGGTTCGTCGTTCTTTTTTTCCTCTTTAGGGTCATCAAGAACAACTTCAACGTGATCATTTTCATCAGACATATAAATATCTCCTACCAAATCTGGTCTGGCGCCTGAATACGCGCCTTTACCTGTGTATCAGACAAAATTCGGCACAAAACGCCATTAACAGTCGCGCTCCAACCATCAGACGGACGAAAAACCACCCAGTCGTGATTATTAAACGAGACACCTTCAAACCATTCGCCAGTTTCGTCATTAAAGGCAGACGGCCCCATCTTTAAAATAAGCCCGACCTTTGACTGAAATCGGTCTTCGTCACGATATTTATCGCTCAAATATAGACCGCTCTTAGTCTTCTCAGGCCTAATATAGACGCCAACAAGAATTTGATTGTTGAAAATCTCAATGTCAGAGATATCGCCAATTTCATTTATTAACTTACCCTTTGGATCGTCTCCATGATCCATCTGCAATTGCTTCATTGTGCTTCCCTTCCATGAATATTACTGTCCGCCTCGTCCATGTATTCAATAGCCAAGCGCAGACCAGCAATTTTACCGCTAATGAAGCGGTATTCGTCAAAATCTTCAACCATTCCAAAGGACATGTTTTCTTTTAATCTCTCAATTTCAACATCTATCAATCGTCTTAGCTCTCTCTCAAAGAGCTGTGATACCGTAAATGTTCCCATGACCAGCTTCCACTCTGGCTTGCCTATGATTCTGCGAAAATCGGCAAGGTTTTTTCGCAGCCTTCCTCTTATAAGTGGGGGCGACTCTGAGGAAGGGGAAGAGCCGCCCCCGTCACAGCAATTACTTGCCGCGAACCTTCCCGCCAGCTCTGCGGGCAGGCGCATCCTTGTGTAGCTTTGCAATGTCCGTCTTTTGGAGGCGACCCTCACCAGAACCGGCGCCAGCTTCCATGTCCTTATATGACTTGGCGACTTTGGTAATACGGCCACCAGCCTTTCTTGCAGGCATCGGCACATTAGGTCCGGCGCCCACTCCCATGTCGGCTGGCATAGGAGCAGCCGCGGCGACAGGGAAATTTGGTAGCATCTTAGGCGCAATTGGAGGCGCAATTGGAGCAGAACCCAATCCCTTCGGCATCGTGTTGATGTCGATATGAATGTCTGTCTTGCCAGTCTTGCCGCCCTTGGCGTGTTTCATGCGCTTTAATGTCTCAGCGAGACGGGCGCGCTTGCCAAGCTTGCCACCCTTTTCGGCTGCCTTCTCAAGTTTCTTGGCAGGGATCTTTTCTCCGGCAGGGACGCCAAGTTGTTTATGCAACGCGCCCTTGTGTTTAATGGCCTTCTGAATCCACTTCTCCCCGGCCTTGCCGCCATCCTTACGGCCAAAGCGTGAGGCGCGCATGTCTGCGTCAGTATAGCTTTCTTCGCGGCGCAGTTGAGAAGGAGAAACCTGGGCCCTTGAGCTGTCTGAAGCAGAAGGCATAACCTTCAGGCCCTTCATGCGGACTTCTGAACCAATAGCCTCCTCTGGGCTTGGCAGGACGCGCTCCCCGTCGGCGTGCTTTGAGCGAACCTTGCCGCCCTTCTTATAATGCTCAGTCTTAGCGCGAACTGGCGTAATCTTTTCAGTGCCAATGCGGTCCTTTGTGTCTTTCTTAGACGCGGCGCTGGATAGGACTTTGCCGCCTTCGGCCTTCTTAATTTTACCGCCCCAGCAAGCCTTAGCCTTGCCGCCCTTCTTGAGGCCGCCAACGTGCTTTACGCCCTCGCGGTCTTTATTGGCCTCTTTCATATTCTTATTGGCCATGCCAATGCCAATTTCTTTTTCAACTTTGCCGCCGTCTTTGCGAGCAACGCGACCGCCCTTATTGTATTGGCGTGGCGAAATCGGGCGCATCCCTGTCTTTGCCTCACCATTCATGGGTTCAGCTGGCGACCAGTCGGAACTGTCAACGCGCTGGTCTTTTGCGTAGCTGCCTGGGTTGGCGAGAGACTTGGCCTTTGCCTTCATCTTTTCGCGTGATTTTTTGGCTAGTTCATACATTATTTCTCTCCGGCCGGATTAAACGGGGCGTCCCCCGCCGCAGTTATTTGCGGTGTTTGGATAATACCTCAAGTGCGTTGTCTACGATAGATGAAGATCCCTCTAAATGAGATTCTCTTCCATTAGCAGATTTACGGATATGATGAGGAACATCTGTTTCTTGCTCATGAGAAAGCTCTTTTGGAGGCTCCCCCATGAAAGCTAAATCAAGATAATTTTCTCTTGTAACCGGAATGCCCAATCTGTTCATTAATCTTGAAAGAGCATTATTTTCAGTGCCATTCGGGCGCATTAATTCCTCCTGCAAAATCTAATATTTGTTGTCGCGCTTCATTTTTTGTCAGCCTACCTTCGGCATATTGTTTCCAAATAGAATTAATAACTTTATTATTAGCGGGATTTTTAAACACATCTGGGAATAACCCACGCACGCCTTCCCAAGTTATAGACTGCATTTGCCTTGGTAGAATACCTCTTTCTTTAGCCGCTCGTCTATAGGCTTCTGCATAAAGAGGGTATGTTCCTTGAATGCCGCTAGCCGCCGACCCGGCTACACCTGGCATACCTTTTCCAGCGTAATTTGCAAAATTATGAGCGACCTCTAAATCATTCCCCGATAATGGCCTTAATAATCCAGCAGCAACTGCATGAGTATCAATGGTAACATCTCCACGAGGAGAATTAGGAGCCAAAAGATTATTGTAAAAACTTCTTACCTTATGTTTTTCTCCCATGAGGCCATTTAAATTTTCCATGCCACCGCCGGATTCTATTGCTCTAATAGCTTTCGCTATTTCTGTAAGAGATCCCCAACCTGCTTTAGACCGAGAACCATTAGCATTAGTGGCAAATTCTCCAAGCGTTCCTTCTGGATGGACTAATTGATAGTGAGGGGCGCGTTCTGTTTGGTCATGTAGTCTTGTCCACATAGCTTTTAAAATTGCTTTTTCATCATCTGGTAAATCCATTTTATGGATATCGCCTAAAGATTTACCTCTAATTAGGGAAAACATTGGCTGATATTTATCTTTATTTAATGAAGGCGTATCAAGGAAAAATTTCTCCATTTTTGGAGTCATTGTATATCCATGATAAAAATTATCGCCGCGACCTTTAATCGTATCTAAAACACGATCAGCCAATGATACGTTTTGGAACCAATCTTTTTGTGGGGATAATGCGGCAAGAGCACCAGCCGCGGAGGATTCAGATATTCCGTATTTTTTTGC